ATGGCGCACTCGAAAGAGCAGCGAAGAAGTTCGAGATCGAAGAATTCGATGCGCTGGATGGCGAGCAGATCGCCGATAAGCTGCGAAGGATGAAAGAGCGATGAACAACCCAACACCAAAACTGCGCTTTGTTGAGCGCGTAATACACGTTCCGTTTGAAGACTACAAAGACGTTGTGCAAGCAAAAACAGTCCGCATTCTCCAGCAATGGTGGGAAGATGAAGATAGATTATTTAATGTTGTAACAAACACCATCAAAGGCGAATGGCGTGATGTACCAGTGGAGAAAGGATAAGCGATGAGCTTTAGAAACACCACGGTGAAATATATCAAAGATGTGTTAAGAGCCAAGACGATCCGGGAGATCGTAGCCAAGGAGCTGCACGAAGCGCATCTGCGCAAGCTGGAAGCCGAGACTGCAGCCGAATATGCTCGGGCGGCGATCCAATACAACGAGGCGAGAATAGTGCGCTTGCAAAAGCGGCTACTGGAACACACGGAAGAGGGAGATTACACATGAGTTTAACGACGGCTGAACAACTGAGGGCGTGCCATGTGCGCCGCTGGCACATCGTGCAGGTGGCCCGGGAACAGACACTGGCCGAGCATTCATTTGCGGTGGCGGTAATCGCCGGATCGCTGGCCGCTGCGGTGCGCTGGCCCGGGCTGCTGGATCGACCCAAGCAGCTGCAACTGCTGCAGTGGTCACTTTCACACGACCTGATCGAGGTGCGCACGGGCGACATGCCGACACCATTCAAGCGCTGTCTAGAGCAAGTCGGTGGCCCGGGTATCGTGGAAAAGGCCGAAGATGTCGTGGACCGCGAGCACATGGGGGCATACCGACTGATTAAAGGGACCGAGGTCGAGGTGCTGGTGAAGCTTGCGGACCAAATCGAAGCGATATATTTCTTGCAGGACAACGGGATCGGTGCGCACGCTAAGCAGGTGTTGGACGGCTTGCGTCGCATCCTCGCCGAAATGGTCACCGATATAGAACGGGAGTACCCCAAGCTTCGAATGCGCGAGGGCGTACGGGAAGTGTGCCAAGACATCGGGATTCACGGAGGATGGTTATGAAATGCTTGCAATGCGGTGGCGAAACACGAGTGACGACCACCTACCAAAACGCGGACCGCACGACCAAGCGCCGACGAGAATGCATCGACGAGAAATGCGGCTACCGGTTCACTACCCGGGAACGGCCCGACTCGGTCGAGCGCGAAGAGGTGCACGAGCGGCGTGTGGACGGTGTGCTGGAACGACGCTTCCGCAGCACCGAGGATTGACAGCCATATAATACCTGTGGTATAATCATGGATTCATCAATCTATAGAGGACAAGAGCACATGGCAACGCCGATCTACTACCATCTCGACCAAGACGTCATCTTCGACTGGATCTCGACCAAGAAGATCCCCGAATTTGTGCGTCAGTCCGGTCGAACTCCGAAATTCGCGCAACCGCTGACCGAGGAGCAGATCGCGATCGCCCACGACCCCGCGTTCGTTCGTGCCGTGATGAGCGGCTCCATGAACAACGGATTCGGTAACCGCAACCCCGACATCAATCGGTCGTTGCTGGCGTCCAACGGTTCTTTCCTCGCCGCTGCCGAGCACGTAGTGCAGCACGGTGGGGTGGCTTGCTCCGCGTCGCAGGGCTTTCACCACTCACATTGGGACCACTGCTGGGGATTCTGCACGTTCAACGGGCTGATGATCGCCGCCGTACATCTGCTCGAGCGCTACTGTATCACCATTGAGCGAATCCTGATCGTGGACGGCGACGGCCACCACGGCGACGGGACGGACAACATCATCCGGCATCTGAATCTCGGCTACTACGTGTGCAACGTGACCCGCAGCGATCTGAACCAAAAGAAACGCCAGTCGTGGGGCGTCGAGATGTGGGAAGCCTACTTCGGGGACTTGATTCGACACCACAAGCCGGGTATAATCATGTATCAGGCCGGTGCTGACGCGTGGATCGAAGACCCGTTCGGTGTCGGATACCTGACCAAGGAGGGACTTGCAGCCCGAGACCGTGGGATATTCACCGCAGCTCGCAACGCAGGGATTCCCATTGTCTGGAATCTAGCCGGGGGATACGCCGATCCGATGCAAAAGACGATCGATATCCACTTGCAAACGCTGCAAATCAGCGACGAGGTATACCATGCCGCTTTGGACGCCTAAGAAGCCACCACGCCCACCCGCTACCGCGTCGTTTGCTGACCTCATGGGGCAAACGGCGCAGGTGCACAAGGAGATAGCCAAGCTTCCCGGAGTGCAGCGAATCGACCCACTCTTTCGTGCACAGCAGTCCAAGATGCTACCCAAGGAAATCCTAGATAAATATAGCGATCTCGGGTACTTTGGCACTACCACCAAGGGCGAACCGATTCGGGGAACACTCGCGACCCGTGGCGACGACATCGCACGCGAAGAGGTGCGAAAGGGTCGACTGCCCAAGCGTGGATTCATCCGATTGGACCCCGAGAGCAAGGTGCCGAGGGACCCCGATACTGCTGCAGCCCTCGGGTCCTACCCCTCGATGTCTTGGTACGACGAAGACGTGTCGCGTGGTAAAGATATGTATTCATACCTTGCCGCTCGTATGCAGCAAGCGGCATCGAAACGACCCGGAGTACGCGATCCTCGAATGCTCGAGATCAACGCGATGGACGTGCGACCCAGTAGTTCGGGCTGGTGGCAGGATGTGCCAAGTAAAGGCAAAGACATGTACGCCGCGCTGTACGACATGATTCGCGCCAGCGGCCACGGCAACATGGCCGAAACGCTGACCGATGTGAACAAAGTGCGCCGACTGGGCAACGTGGCATCGCACGGTATAGGACACGGGGATCTCGGATTCATTGGTCCGATCAACGAGTACAAATCGTGGGGCAGTGGCGAGAGCTTTTCGCCGCAGCTGTTTAATCAGTACGTCGACAGCCCGGGCGCGGAGCAGCTCTGGCTATCCGAAATGTTCGCGCACCCGTACAAGGGGCCGGATTTGGGCAAGCAAGCGTTGGATCTCACGCCGAGAGATGTGGCTTTGATGACTGACGACGAGAAGCTCGGGCTGCTTTTCACTCGCGAGGCGCAGCTGTCCGGTGTGCACGGCCCCTACGCCATGCGGGACAACCCGGTGCGGTATAGATGGAGTCCCCTAAAATCCGACGACACTTCCGGTCTACGCAACGCCGCGTCCGCTGCGATACAGGCGAATCCGGGTAGTCTATCCGGTGCCTTTGGACCCCACACGCTGGGCCGGGAGTTGACGACCGAGGAGACGATCACCCGTTTGCTGCGTGGCGAATCGCCCGAGGAGATTTCGACCGACATGATCCAGCGAGCACCAATCGACGCGTACCGGGGACGGTATAGAACAGGAGGACTAGTTGCAGCCATTGAAAGTTAACCTGACCGCCATCACCGACGAGCGTGGAGCCGAGTATGGGGATTTCACCCATCAAGGCATCATCGCGCAGGATCTGAAAGAGTACATCCGGGAGCAGGACGGGTGGAAACGGCTCAAATCGCACCAAAAGGAGGCGCTCGACATGATCATGCACAAAGTGTCGCGCATTCTAAACGGGAACCCGGAGAACCGGGATTCATGGGTCGATATAGCCGGGTATGCCCAAATCACTGCCGAGAGGATAATTGACAGATGATCCCACCCGTGGTATAATAAAGCCTTCCACAACCAACCGATAGAGGACAAAGCCATGAGCAAGACTACAACCCGCGCCGTCGTCACCACCGCGATGATCGATGAATTGGCCCAAGTGCGCGACCAGCTTCGCGCCCTGACCGCACGCGAGAAGCTACTAAAAGAGGCGCTCCGCGCCGACTGCGCCGGGGTGGACACCGTGTACAAGGGCCGCGCCTACCAGCTAGAGGTAAAATTCACGCAAGAGCTGCGCTTGGACACCGCTGCTGCTCGTGCTACGCTGGGCGAGGAGTGGTGCAAGGACCATATGAACGCGGTGGAAAAGATGAACATCCGACAGATGGAGATCCTGTGATCTCCCGCGCCGCTTGGATCGCGATCTACGTGGCAGCACTCGTCGTGGTGCTGCTGGACCTTTTTTACTGGAGACCGGGATGACAGATGAAGAACGCCAACTCGACCTTGCCCTCGGCGACGCGCTCGAAGACATTCGACGACTCAACGCCGAAAACAACCAGCTACGACGACGTCTCGCTGAGCAAGAAGCCCGACTGCAAGCCATTGGACGGCTGGCCGACGTGGCCTTTCAACCGGCTTACGCCGTGGCAGATGAATCGACTGGTGAAACGGATTAAGCAGCAGCAGATCAACGAAATGGAGGATGCATTATGGTAGACGACGATATAGACGAACCCGAGGACGACGACACGAACGAAGACGGCGAGGAGACCTGCCCGATCTGCCGGGGCGACATGGAAATCCGCACCTACGCGACCAAATCGGACCCGCGTTTGGACCTGACGTGGTGCAAATCCGGGTGGTTCTGCTACGACTGCGGATATGCGGGAGAGACATGGGAAACGGTCGATTGATCGAACAATACTTGACAAGGTATTGGACCCGTGTTATAATTCGATCTTCATCAACCAATCAATAGAGGACTTCATAATGGCTCACGAATTGCACATCAACGCCGCTGGTAAAGCTTCAATGGCCTACGTTGGCGAAACGCCTTGGCACGGTCTCGGCCAAGCGCTGACCCCGGACGCGAATCTCGATACTTGGACCCGCGAAGCCGGGTTCGACTGGACCGTGAAAAAGGGCGCGATCGCTTACGAAGTGCGCGACGAGAATGACGCCCCGGTGCGTATGCAGACCGTACCGAAGCGATGGGCCTTGTACCGCTCCGACACTGGTGCGCCGCTGTCGGTGATGTCCAGCAACTACCATATCACCCAGCCCCGCGACGTGATGGAATTCTTTCGCGATCTGTGCGATGTCGGTGGCTTCAAGATGGAGACCGCCGGTATGCTGCGCAATGGCGCGACCTACTGGGCATTGGCCAAGGCCGATGATTCGTTCGACGTCGGTGGTGGCGATGTGGTCCTGCCCTACTTGCTGCTCGCGACATCCTGCGATGGCACGTTGTCCAATAGCGCACAGTTCACGACCACTCGCGTCGTGTGCAACAACACACTGAGCATCGCGGTGAACAACAAATCGGGCCAAATCCGCGTACCGCATAGCACCCAGTTCAACCCGGTGCGCTTCAAGACCGAGTTGGGCCTCGTCGGTGGTACGTGGGACCAGTTCAAGAAGAACGCGACGACGCTGAGCAAGCGCACCGTGTCGAAAGAGGAGGCTGCGAAGTACTTCCTCGACGTGTTCTACGGCGAAGACGAGGAGATCGATCCGAAGGCCAAGCGCCCGATGATCGAGTTGGTGACCAAAATCTACTTGGACGGCGTCGGCCAACGCACCAAGACCGCGACCGGCACGGCTTGGGGGCTGCTCAACGCGGTCACCCGATTCGCGGACCACGAACGTGGAGCGGCTTCTCGCGACACTCGCTTGCAGTCTGCGTGGTTCGGTGCTGGCGCACGCTTGAAGCGCGACGCGCTCGATGCCGCACTGGCGCTGGTGTAAAATGGGGGCGCTGGAGCCGCAAGGCTGCAGTTGCCAAGACTTGGGGGAGGCTCGCGAGGGTCTCCCCGCTTTTTATAGAGGACAATCGAAATGACCCGAGTTGTATGGACGAACGAGGAGAAGACCGCCGTCTTCGAATCAATGGTGGACGTGTTCATCGAGGAGCCGCACACCACGAACCGGACCGCAATGCACCACGCGCAGTGCGTACTTACGAAAGATCGCCGAGTGAAGGTCACCGACCAGCGTGTGCACACCTACAAGGCGCGAATCGAAAACGCCCGGGCGCGAGCGAAAGCCCGGGTGCTGGAGCAATCGTCGCCGGACCCGATCGAAATGCAGCCGGACCCGACGCCGCCGCGAAACGATTCGGATATAGGTGTACTCTTCACCGCGCTGGTCGATCGACTGGTGGAGCAGGTGATGGACCGGGTCGAGGCCCGGTGGAAAGCGCGAGTGCACGACGAAGTCGATAACCAGTTCGATGCCGAGTACGCGAAGCGAAATGTACAGATGCGAAAGGCAATGGTCGATGGGGGCTGGTTGCCCGATGCGGTCAAGGCGAAGAGACCCAGCATTCTCGTCGTCGGACTGTTGGAGGGGCAAGCGACCACGATTTTGGCTCAGTACCGAATGCAAAACGTGACGCTGCAATTCTTGTCCTCGGACGATGCTAAGTCGCGCAGCATCCCGCACGCCGATGTTGCGATCCTAATGACCAAGTTCATAAGCCACGCCGCGCAGGACCGGGTCCGGGCAGCTGTGCCGCTGGTGCGCCTTTGCAATGGTGGGCTGCAGTCGCTGTCGCAGGAAATCGACCGGTTCTTGCATGGGGGTACTTGACAGGGTATTGTACGCGTGGTATAATAAAGTCTTTTAACCAACCGATAGAGGACAAGCACCATGGCACTGACCAGCACCGCAATCAATCGCAACATGCAAATGTACGGCGTCGCCGACATCGATGCCTTCGTCGCCGAGTTGACCGACTCGATCACCTACAAGCTGACCGGGGGCTACATGGTAGTCGCCGGGTTGATGTCCGACGCGCAAGAGCTGCTTGCCGTCGGGGACGCGGACCGTGCACGTTGCACGCTCAACATCGCCAAGCACGTGCTCTTCGAAATCGCCGAAGGCCAACTGGTCGGTTCTGTGGAGCGCGTATGATCCGCACCATTTCCTACACCGATCTGAGCGCGATCTTTCGCCGCAAATTCGCCCAGTCCGACGCCTACGGGCTGCAGTGCGCGTTGCAGGACTGCTACGAGGTACTGCGCATCCACGAAGGCCGACCCGAATCGGCTGAATACGTGCGAAAGGTCTGGTGCGAGATCGACGCGATCCGCGACCGCCAAAT